GCACCTCTTTTTGACCTGCATGTAAGCGACACAAATGCAAATATTGGTATTGAATCAACCACAACTCATCAAAACGCCTCTCTCTGGTTTAGAGCAAATACAGCTAATCAATGGGAGACTGGTGTAAATATTACAGCAGGGTTAGATTACGAAATTTATGATAGGGTAAATAATTCATCAAGATTTGTTGTTCGTCATAGCGGCAACGTCAACATCCCCAGCGGCGGCTTAATGGTCGGAGCTACCACTGCGCCCACCTCAGCACTTGAAATTTCTGGCGGTAACAATCTTGCATCGCAAATAAGGCTTATCAACACAGCCCCTGCTACTGACAACATTTGGACAATTCACCCACAGTACAATGACCAAACTTTACGATTTAAAGGCAATGGCACTACTGATGTTTTAACACTTGCTGACACAGGAGCCGCCACATTCTCAGGTAGCGTAAGTTCGACAGGGTTTAGATTCGGAAACACAAGTGTTGGAACTGAAGACGATAACGAATATTTAATGTCAACAGGCGGCCAGCTAATCATCAGAGCGAACGATTCTGCTGATGATGCAAGCTACACAAATTTGATCTTAGACTCCGGCAAGTCTGGCGGCACAGAGACTAATTCCGCTGGTGTTGTGACTCGCACAAATAACGTTAATCGCATGCGAGTTGACGGGCTGGGTGGGATTAGCTTTTTTGAGGATACCGGAACGACCGCGAAGATGGTGTGGAGTCCGACATCGGAGGAATTGCAGTTTGCTGATAACGTCAAATCTACTTTTGGTGCTGGTGACTTACAGATTTATCATGATGCTAGTCACTCTTACATCGTAAACACCTATGATTCCGGTGCCCTTAAACTAAAATCTAATGATGTCCGAATAGAAAATACTGCGGGTAGAAATCAGTTAAAAACTGGGGTGTCTGGCGCAGTACAATTATTCTACGATACTGGTAGTGCAACCTCAGTCAAACTAGCCACTACCTCCACGGGCACTTTAACAACAGGAGATGTTGTAAATACTGGCGGTCTTTATTCTAACGTCAACAATAGCCTTAAAATTATTGGCGGTGGTAACGCTAGTAACGCAGGTTCCAATTTGACTTTATACGGAGGCACTAACGCTTCCGCAGGTACTTTCAGGTTTAGAAACGGAACCTCTGTTCTCGCCTCTATTACGCCCACAGGAATTGATGTCACGGGTAGCGTCACAAGCGGCGCGCACCTTATAAATGCAGCAAGCACAGCTTTTGGCGCTAGTTCTGTGCAAGGTTTTAATACTGACTTTTTAGTTGATACAGGTCAGGGCTATGCTCGCCATAATTCTTATCACACTGGTGGGTCTAACCATCAATTTCTAGTTAATGAAGCCAGTTCAACTACTAACGCCGTTGCTTTGGAAATCGCAAAAGATAAGTCGGCTACGTTTAATGGCAACGTCAACATCCCTAATGGGAAACTTGGCTTTACAACATTAGTTCCTTCTGCATTTTTAGATGTAAGAAAAGATGCTAATAATTCTGGCAATCAACTAATTGTAGCTGATACAGAAGGCGGTACAGCAGGGGTTAGGACTTATTCAACATCCGATGGTACAGGATTAATTCTTAATCATTATTACGCTGTATCGGGTTCTCCGTACATCCGTTACTCCGATTTTGTTAGTTCAATGGCTGACGGTGCGGCAACAGCAATGCGCTTTTTAACAAAGCCATTAAATGCAAGCCCTGCTGTAGCATTAACCCTTGATAATTCTCAGAACGCCACATTCTCAGGCAACGTCAACATCGCCAACGGCGGCTTAATGGTGGGAGCAACTACTGCTCCTACAGGCAAATTAGACGTTGAGTGGTCTATCAACAGCCCAACAGGAGGGGTGTATCTAAAGAATAATAGCACAGGAACTGGTGCTTACACGGGCATTTATTACGGCAATAATGTTTCTGATACTGACGCATTTGTTGGGCTGATGGGCGGCAACAATACCGCATATTATGGTGGTGCGCGTTCATTTGTTTTAGGCACGAATGCAAGCACGCCAGTTGCGTTGATGACTGGCGGCACGGAGCGCCTCCGCATATCCTCAGACGGATCGGTGAGTATTGGGTCTGTCAGTCCCATTTATACAGCCTCTGGTCGTACAACCACCACCATCAATGGCACGTCATCAGCTAACTTGTCATTTGGCGTTGGCGGGACAGGGTACGCAAACATCTATGTAGATGCATCAAGTGTTGAATTTGGGTCGCAAACCTCAGCAAATCCCATCAAGTTTACAATTGGTGGAGCGGAAAAAGCTAGATTCGACTCGTCTGGCACGTTTCTTTTGGGCAAAACCAGTTCAGGAGTCAGCACCGTTGGCGCAGAATTAAGAAACGGATCATCTAACTACGCGGTCACCGGCACATCCTCTGGTCACACGGTTGCTCTTTTTAACAGAACAAGCAGTGACGGTGAGATTTTACAATTCAGAAAAGACAACACAGTCGTAGGTAGCATTGGTACTGTAGCCAGTGAAATAGCTATTGGCTCAAATGATGCTTTTATTTGGACTTCTGGAAACAACAACGCATTTCTCCCTGCCTCTACAGTCACTGGCGGTGCGAGTAATGGGTTGTTAGATTTAGGAAGCACTGGAAGGCGCTTCAAAGACCTGTGGCTATCGGGGCAAGCATATGTTCCAACGCTCACTGGCGTAACAACAATCAACACCGCATCATCCACTGGTGTTTTAGAGATTTATGGCGGCGCTACCAACAAAGGCGGCAAAATAGTATTGTCAGGTGGCAACAACACTTCTGACGGATCAGATATCAGGTTCCACACAGGCGCGTCCACGGCTAATCCGGCAGAGAGGGCGCGTCTGACAAGCGATGGAAAATTCGGTCTGGGGACGGCTAGCCCCGCTGACGCTATAGGGATAAGTGTTCCCAGTGGCGCAACAAAAGGAATTTATTTTCAAGACTCTGGCACAACTAATTATGGGACGATACTTCAGTATGTTGAGCAAACTAATTTATTTCAGATAAAACAAGAAGAAAACGGCGCACAAACAGGTATTTTAACAATTAGAAGAGCTGACGGGAACGTGGGTATTGGAACAAATTCTCCAAATGCGCCCTTATCGTTTGGGGTAACATCTCCTAACAGTCAAGTAGCATTAATAAGAGATAACAGTACCTCGCGAACTGGTTTTGGTATTACAAATAGCTATGGTGTGAGAGTATTTGGGCCAAGCGATGCTTCCGCAACTGGTAATGTTTTTGAAGTTGGACAAATGTTAGCTAGTAATGGAACTACTTACCAAAATACTAGGTTTGCTGTTCAATATGACGGCAACGTGGGTATTGGTGTTGTTCCTTCAGCTTCATATTATACATCTCTAGAAATTGGTAATTCTGGCTCAAGCATAACAGGTAGAGGTGCGGCAGATACTCATTTTATGTCTGGTTTATTTTGGGACGCGGGGTCAACCTACAAGTATTCTGTCAGCTCTGTAGCAGTCGGTAGTTATCAAATAACTAACGGCATACACTATTGGGCTACTGCTCCAGCAGGAACAGCAGGAAATGCTGCTACACCTCAAACCAATATGGTGCTTGACGCATCAGGCAACGTGGGCATATCCGTTACCCCAAGCGCATTGGTAATGCCTGACGGCTCATCTGGTGCTTTGCAGTTCCAGCAAGGTGGTATGCTTTCTGCGTATGCTGGCGCTTTCCACATTAGCCAAAACTGGTACTACAATTCCGGCGAAAAATATATCGCCAACGGATACGCTTCGCGCTATTACCAGAAAGATGGCAATCACGTTTGGGAGACCGCCGGAAATAACACATCTGGAGCGGGTGCAGGAGCAACACTCAGCGAACACATGAGACTCAACAATCTCGGGCAACTTTTGATCAATGCTTCAACAGTGCCAGACGCGAGCAACTCTGGATTTTTGTTCACAAGCGATCAGCTTTATACGTCTGCCGGCACCAATACTGCTTACAACTACCAAGTGCGTTTTTATAACGGAAATGGACTAGTAGGTAACATAGGAACGCTGAACTCTGGCACATCATACAACACCTCATCAGACCAACGCCTCAAAGAAAACATTGAAGACGCTGATGACGCAGGCAGCAAGGTAGACGCTATTCAGGTGCGTAAGTTTGATTGGAAAGCTGATGGCTCACATCAAGACTACGGCATGATTGCACAGGAGCTTATAGAAGTTGCGCCTGAAGCAGTGTCAGCACCAGAAGACCCTGACGAAATGATGGGCGTTGACTACTCAAAGTTAGTCCCAATGTTAATCAAAGAAATTCAACAACTACGCAAGCGCGTAAAAGACTTAGAAGAGGAATAAAAAATGGCAACATTCAACTGGCAGATATTACAACTTGAGCGGGATTTGCTTCCCGAAGACATGAACGGGGCGATAGTGATAGCGCATTGGAATTGTACCGCGACACAGGAAGGCACCGGAGATGACCCTGTTAACTTTAGTGCATCAAACTACGGCACCGTCTCATTCACACCTGACCCGACTGCATCGGATTACACGCCTTACGCGGATGTGACAGAAGCGATGGCGCTAGGCTGGTGCTACGCAAACGGCGTAGAAAAGGCTGAAGTGGAGACTAACTTGCAAGCAAACATTGACGCGCAGATTACTCCGACTACTGCCGCCGGTACGCCTTGGGCTTAATGGCCTTGTTTTATGATTGCCGAAATCGCAACAGTAATAAGCGTGGTAAAAGGCTTAAATGATGCGATTGGTGCGCTCAAGGAAGCGGGCGGTCACGCAACGGATCTCAGCAGCGTCATGGATCGTTACGCGAAAGCTAACGAAGCCGTCCAAGATGTTGAGTCGAAGAATGTTGGCAAGTTGAGCGTGAAAGACAGCATGCAGCTCCAACTGGCTAAAAGACAACTGGCACATTTCAATCAGACCCTAAAAGACCAGATGTTGATGGCAGGTTTAGGTGCGGACTACAAAGAGATCATGAACCGAGTCGAAGAGTCTCGGTTAGAGCATGAAAAACAAATAAGGATAGCCAAGATACGGCGGCGCAAGAATATTGCTTTCGCCAAGCAGCTTGGCGTGGCTTTCACCGCTGCTGTAATAGGCTTCGGCGTTATTCTTGGTTTGATCTTGCTCATATTTAAGAAATAGCAATTTAACGAATAAAACGATAAAATGTATTTTCTAAACTAGGAGAAGAATATGAGCGAACAACAGCAAATCACGGCAGACCAGTATGTGACGATGGCGAAGATTGATTCTTTGGCGAAGCAGAATGCATCTCAGGCTGTCAGAATCGCTGACTTGGAGGCTCAAATAAGCCTTTATCAGCAGCAGCAACAGCAGTCATCCGAAGAAGAACCAGTGTTTGAGGAAGTCAACGAACCAGATCAGGTGAACTGATGGAAGAGGAAGCTAAAACGGTAATGGATCAAATAGCGGTAGGTGGCACTGTTGCTACATTAGCTGGTTGGCTTCCAAGTGTGGCTAGTTTGTTCACCATCATCTGGTTATCTCTCAGAATTTGGGAGTCAGACACTGTAAAGAAGCTAGTCAAGCGAGGTGAGTAGTGGAGGTCTGGGAGGTCATAGTCTCAGGCTGGCCCATCGCTGCTGGCCTCTTCATCCTTGTGCTGACCATCGGCAAGATACTTAACCGTCTTGAAGTGATTGAATCAAAGATGGTTGAAGTGTGGAAGGCCATTAATGAGTTGATCAGAAAATGATAGAATCACTTATAGGCCCAATCACAGGTCTTCTGGACAAGTTTATTCCAGACAAGGACCAAAGAGCTAGGCTTGCCCATGATGTCGCTACGATGGCTCAGAAGCATGCTCATGAGATCTCTAAAGCTCAACTAGAGATCAACAAGGTTGAAGCGGCCCACAAGAGTCTTTTTGTTTCTGGCTGGCGCCCATTTATCGCTTGGACATGCGGATTTGGGATGTTTGGGAACTTCATCACGATCCCCTTTGCTAACTTTGCCCTTGCGTTGCTTGAATACGATATCGTTATACCCTTAGTGCCGTTGGAGACCATGATGCCTGTCTTGATGGGTATGCTTGGACTTGGTGCGATGAGGACCTACGAGAAAAAGAATTCAGTTCACAGAGACAAGTGATGTTTAAATATTTTACGTTAGAAGAGTTTGACTGTCGGGAGACTGGAGAAAATGGGATTAAAGAAGAATTCGTTGCGGCATTGGATGCGCTGCGCGAGAAATGCGGTTTTAGCTTTCGGATTACTAGTGGCTTTAGAAGCCCTCGTCATAGCCGCGAGGTTAAAAAGCCGAATGGACCTGGACAACATGGAAAAGGGTGTGCCGCTGATATTGCTATTAATAGCGGGCGCGAGCGTTACATTATCGTTTCAAATGCTCTTGAGCTAGGTTTCTCAGGGATAGGTATTGCGAAGACTTTCGTCCATGTAGACATCCGTCAAACTACTCCGGTTATCTGGACTTATAAATAAAAGACCCACCGAAGTGGGCCAAATGAGCCGAAGCCCTGGGAGAAGAGATCGTAGTGTAACACATCTTTTTCCCAATCTGATTATTCTTTTTGTTTACTTCTTAAACTAAACAGTTTATTATTCAACTGTTTCAACTAAGGAGAAGAGAATGGAACAGTCAGAAACCATCAATGAACTGGCTACGGCTTTAGCCAAAGCTCAGTCAGAGATTCGCAATCCAGGCAAAAACACTAAGAACACATTCTTCAAGAATGAGTATGCTGATTTAACGTCAGTGCTTGGTTGCATCCGTCCTGCGGCATCCGCTAACGGACTATCATTCATACAAGCAGTGGAGGCTGTAGACGGGTGCGTATCTGTTTCTAGCCAGATATCCCATGGTTCAGGTCAGTGGATCAGACAGACCGCAAGTCTGAAGATATCAGAAACGTCCAAGAATCCTATTCAGGATCTAGGGTCCATGGCTACTTATCTTAAAAGGTATCAAGCGCAATCAATGTGGGCGGTATGTGCGGACGAAGACACAGACGCTCAAGACTTAGGTATAGAGGACATCTCTGACCAGAAAGTCGCGCGTCTTGATGCCATGTTAAGTTCTACCAACTCCAACAAGTCAGCATTCCTGAACGTCTACAACGTAGAGAATCTCAAAAGTCTTACTGATGCCCAGTACGAGAAAGCCAAAAAGCAGCTTCAGCAGAAGAAAGCGATGCAAGCTAATGAGGCTAAGTAATGAGCGACACTGACGATGCATGGTGGTACATCCAAGATGTGCGTACCGGAGCTATTGACGGGTTTTACAGGCAAAAAGATATGGCAGAAAACTCAATGCGCTGGTGCGTAAGAACGTACAAAAGATGGATGGTGCTTAAAGAAGCAGCCGAAAATGAAACACATCTTGATTTTGAGTTTTGGCTTGACGGGAATGTTGATTGGTTTCAAGACTACTTATACAACAGGGGTGTTTATGCGGATTCATAACGTAGAGCAAGGCTCAGAAGAGTGGTTCGCTCTAAGACTAGGCGTACCCTCTGCTAGTAGATTTAAAGACCTACTGACTCCCACAGGCAAGTCTAGTGCCAGCGCAGAGAAGTACATGCATGAACTGCTTGCAGAGAAGATGTCAGGCAAACGATTTGATAGCTTTGACACCTTCCATATGAAGCGAGGGCGTGACTTAGAACCAGAGGCCGCAAACGTATTTAGCTTCCAGACCGATTTAATCTGCCGAGAGATCGGGTTTGTAACCAACGACGAGCAAACTGTTGGTTGCAGCCCTGACAGGCTAATCCAAGATCTGTCTGGACTAGAAATAAAATGTCCAATGCATACTACGCATGTGAAGTACCTGATTGATTTTCACAACAAGAACGAAATGCCATCTGAGTATTACGCTCAAGTGCAGGGGACGATGATGCTGATGGACTTACCGGACTACTGGTTTATGTCTTATCACCCTGACTTACCCAACCTAATCATGAAAATAAATCGTGATGATAAGTACATCGCTAACCTTTCAGCGGCGATTGATAAATTGCTGGAAGATCTTGAAAATAACTTAACTCTCATAGGGAGAATTTAATGCAATACGATAACCGTGGACAAGTCTCAATGTGGAAAAGCGACCGAGCGAATGGACCTACATTGTCCGGCAAAGTTGTGGCTCACAGAGACATTAAAGAAGGCGAGACTTTAGACATCGCTTTGTGGCGGCAGGACGCTTCTGGCAACCAACCCATCATGAAGGGCAAGATTAACGATGTTTGGGTGCCTAGCCAACCTAAAACGTCTGGAACTGCGCTAACTGGCAAGGAAGTGTATGACGATGTCCCGTTTTAATTTTGGTAAGTCGCTAAGATTGGGCCAAGTGATCAAGGGGGTGAGTTCTACGGAACTCGCTACCCAGCTTGGTATCACTAAACAGCAGGTCTCTCAATGGAGATACAGGGAAGACGCGAAGCTTTCTCTGGTAGACAAAGTCTCCAAGCAGCTAGGCATGCACCCGTTTGATTTTCTGGAGTTAGACGATGATAACTAAATTGTGGGAAGAGATAAAAGCGATCTTTGAAGACTTGGTTGATGAGTTCTGGAAGGGCAAAATCTCATGAACGGTCAGTTCTGGATGATTAACAACCGCAAGGACATTGACACCGTCCTGCGGTTTTTTCGCCGCCACCTTGAAGATTGGAACTACGAGAGACCTGTCGCCTGGAAGTTGGAAGCATATTCCACGGCTAGATCTTTAAGTCAGAACTCCTTGTTCCACATGTGGTGCGGAGAGATGTCTAATCACTTCTCTGAGAAGGTTTCTGTCACGCCCGAAGACATGAAGAAGCTGATGAAGAACGAGTTTCTGGGGACTGAAGACGTAGTTGTAGGCAAGACAACGATTCCTAATCAGTTGAGATCAACACGGTCTTTGGACAAGGGAGAGATGCATCAGTTCATGGAACAAGTATTTCATTGGGGCATTGATCACGGGGTACAATTAACCAACCCCAAAAACAGCGAGTTCCAACGTGCCAAAAACGGCGAGATCTAAATGCCTGACTGCTTTTCAATTGCTGAGAAGACTAGAAGAGGCAGATGATAACGGATTCTGCGAGTGCGTCACTTGCGGGAAAGTACAACACTATACCACGGTTCACGGTGGGCATTTTTTACCGAAAGGAAGTAGTTCTTTCTACGCATTTGATTCCAACAACGTTTGGCCGCAATGTCCTGGATGTAATATTTACGGGATGAGACACGGTTCAGCGGCGCAAGTTTATACTTTGTTTATGATCCGCAACTTCGGAAAAGACCATGTAGATCACATGCTTGCAAATCAGCGGACAATCGTTAAGCTGTATGCCCAAGACTACAGGGATATGTTGGCAGACTTTAATGCCCGAATTAGGGAAGAAAAGAAAAGGATTGGCGTGCTTTGAATGCGGCATCCAAGCCGATCACGCTCACCACGTTGTACCCAAGATTTTGGGCGGTACAAAGACTATCAATCTCTGTGCGCCATGTCACTCAAAAGTGCATTCGCCTCACCTTCTGAGAACGTCAGAACTCACCAAACTAGGCATGCAGAAGCGGCGAGAGAAAGGCGGGACAATCGGACCCATTGCCAGTTTCGGGACCAAGCATGTGAACGGTGTGGTAAAGATCGTAGAAAAAGAACAAAAGATCATAAGACAAATGATTGCGATGAAAGAGCAGGGTCTTAGCTTGAGAAAGATTGCAAAGCATTTTGCAGACAAAGGAATCAAGAATAGATACGGCAAACCATTAAACGGTAGGAACGTCTATTACATTTTTAGGAGGATATGATGCCAAATGCAACGGAACAAGAATGGAATCAATTGAAATGGTTGGCGGTGGAGAAACCACCACATTACAACGAAGGCGAGATTGAGTGTATTGATTACATCAAACAACAGTTAGGCGATCAATTTGGCGCTTATCTGTTGGGTAATTGCCACAAGTATCTTCATCGCCATAAGTACAAAGGATCTGCTTTGGAGGATCTGAAAAAGGCTCAGTGGTATCTAAACAAGTTGATCGGAGAAACTAAGTGAGGCTAGATTACATCACAAAGATAGCACCACAACCTCTGCACAAATATCAATATGGGTTAGACAAACAAGTTTGGCACATGAGCTATCACGATATTGAACACTTAGCGATCAGTACGTTCATCATGCAAGTAGTTCGTCCTGAAGTTAGCAAGGAAATGGTAAAGAAAAATATTAAGCAGCTTGTGTTTGCGGAGGCAGGATGTTAGATTGAATGTGTCGGCGGGATTGGGTGTCCCTTTAATGTCCGATTGCAACAAGGAAGAATCGTGGTCACAACCGACACGATTGAATCCTACCATATCTGCAATCCGCATCAAAGACTTTCTCTCCGGCTCCAAGCACATGGATACGTCCGCTTAACCGCGTCTCCCACCATGTAAAAAAAGGGGAACCAGCAAGTCTTGGAGGGTATGAGTGGACTAGAACGCGAACCTATATTGGGAAACCTTGGGTGTACGCAGACTAGTCGGGAGTGACCTCGCTGGGCGGCTTGTGAGCCGTAATCACTCCAGGCAGAGCTTCACAAAGCAATCTGCTCCAGATGCACGACGACCTCGTCTCAATTTGCATTATGGCAATCACTAAGAATGCATTTTTATGCTTTCTTGGGTAAGTATTGCCAGAAGTTACTCAAACCTGAACTCATTCGCATTATCAAAGAGATGTTAATAGGAGAAGAGATGTACAAGGAAAATAACGAAGACTTCAGGCAACGTTGGAGAGAAAGTCACAAGGTAGTTGAACTAATCGCCATGACGATGCTGAGAAAAGGCGCTTGGGTGCAGATCCTTCCACAGGAATTAACGCCGAGCTTTGAGGAGCGACACAAGTACTCTGATAACGGTGATCTCAAGATTATCAGGAAAGGCAAGGAGGAGGTCTGCGAGGTCAAGGGATCTGGGTACGAGTTTAAAAATAACAGGCACCCTTTTCCTACCGCATTCCTGTGTAACAAGTGGTCGTTTGACAAAGCCGATCCGAAACCTCGTTACTATTTCATAGTTTGCAAAACACGGAAAGCCGTTCTGATATTTGATACGAAAAAAGACCGTGAGCATATGAAGGTCGTTGAGGTGACTGATAAAAAGCGGCCCAAGCATGAGAC